ATAGAATCTTTAATAGCGTACATAGCTTGGTTACCGAAACCATCAGTAGTTTCTACTGTAAATGTTCCACTAGAACAAGTCATGTAAATTGTATTACCAAATTGAGTTGCTGTAAATGTTCCTGTAATTCCACTATAATTTGCCAATCCTTGAGACGTACTCAATGTAGCCCCTGTATCAGTTCTTATAGTTTTAAAGCCAATTCCATCTGCTGTACCGTCCCAATGTGCTGACCCTGTTCCATATAATAATATATGAGCAATCTTTTCAGTATCTCTAAATTTACTATCTGTTGCAGCGTCATTGCCTGTAGGCATTTGAAATAAAACTTCTATTGGATAAGTCCAAGTAGAGTGATTTAATTTAACACTATATTGTCTGCCGTATTGAGAACTTTTTACATAACATAAAAATTCTTGTACTTTAGCTGCTGTTGTTGTTGAATCTTCAGCTACAGTAATTGCTTTGTTGGCGACAAATGTATAGTCGGCAATATTTACAAAATTTAAATTTTCTAAAGGATTTGTTGTTGTTAAATAAGTTGACGCACCTGTACCCATAGTTACAGTTTTTTCATTTCCTGCTAGGTCATATACTTTAACAGCACCATTTGTAAATACAGCTACATATTGATTATTACTATCACGGTTAATCCAATGAATTGCACAATTATTTGGAAAGACAGTTGAAGCTAATAAGTTTTTAACAAATTCTGTTGGTGGTCTTTTAGACAGACCATCAATTATATTTGATTGAAAATTAACTTGGCTTTCAGCTTGTCCTACATTTCTTTGTACAGGATTTTGTTGACTGATACCGTTAATCAGATTTGGGATTGATTGCGATACTACAGACATGGTTACCTACTTGAACGCTTATGCCCTCTATTAACAATGTAATTCATATTATACTCATCTTTAAGTATATTTGCGTCCATTGCTCTAGAGTCAGCTTGTTCAAAAGCTACGTGAGCTTCTTGTTCATCAAGCGAGGCTAATTTAACTAAAGAATCTGCACCAATATATCTTGCAGCAAATCTTCGAGCTGCTTTAACAGTAATATATCGTCTTGCATATTCAGGAAGATGTTCAAACTGTTGAATCATAGTTTTATCAATTTGAACTGGTGCTGTTGCGAAAACATTTGTATGATTTTTTAAGTCATATAAAAATCCGTCTCTTATAGTATAAGAATATTGGTATTGATAAGGGGCAGAAGGTTCAATTGCTACACAGTTAGTTTCAAGAGGTACTTTATTATCAGTATCTCTAGCTTGAGTTACTTCTAATTCTCTATTAAAGAACCAACCTTGAGTTTGTATGCTTAGAGAACTTTCATCTAAAATCTGTTTAGCGACAGCCACGTCTGTTCCAATGTTTCCTGTAATACTTGATACAGGTGCTTCACCAATAAAACTTAATATTGTATTTATAGCCTGTAATTCAGTAGTTGCAGTTATTTGTGTTGCCATTAATTTCTCCTTAATTTAGGGGGTACTTAGAGTCACGTGACCCCTCTAATCTTAATCTACGTGCTTCTATGGAAGATTTATTTTAACCAAAAGGGGCAAAAGCCCCTTTCAGTCTAAATTTCCAATTTAAGTGATTTTTATAATCTTCTCTTTTTTATCTTCAGGAAGCTCTTGTTTCAAGAAAATCCGTAAGATACCATCTTTCATTTCAGCTTTTTCTATAAACATATATTCAGCTAATCTGAAAGTTTGAGAGAAAGACCTTTCACCAATACCTTTATAAAGGAAGTCGGATTCCGATTTTTCCTTCTTACCGTTTACGGCTAAGATATTTTCCTTGGCAGTTACCGTTATATCTTTTTTAGTAAAACCTGCAATTGCCATTTCCACTTTATACTCACCATCTTTAATTTTTGATATATTATATGGTGGATAGTTTATTGGTTTATAATTTTCCAGTTCATCAAACAGAGAATCAAATCCTACTGTAAAATTTCTGAAAGGCGTTAAGTCTAACGTCATATTTTTCTCCTTTCTATAAGCGAGTTAAAGACTGAGGGGATTTCTCCCCTCAATCTATTTGTATAGTATAGTAAAGAAACTATTACGCTTCTTTAATTCCTACAGCCGCTTCTGGTCTAAGGGTTCCATGACCCATAGCGTATTTAGCGACCATTAATGTACCTTGTCTTCTGATGTCATAATCTGACTCAACAGCCAAGTCCATAAGTTTGACAGTACCTACTGCTGAAGGGTGTGTAACAAGAGCGACAAAAGTTCTCAAATCTACAGCTTGAGGGTTTGACCCACCTGCTGTAGCTGAACCTGCGTCTGGTGCTGCTGTTACATTTGATTCAACAAAGTGAGGAACTGGAATTAAATCAATTCCTGCTACTCTTGCGACTCTGCCTTCTGCGATTGAACCTTTACCACTAAAATCAGCATTGATAACGTTTGTAGCGTTAGCTAATTTGTAGTATTCTTCAAGTCTCATAAAGCATTTTCTGCCTTCTGCTGGAACATAATTTGCGTCTAACTGTTTAGCCGCAGTAAAGATAGCGCCTATCATTGCTGTAGATGCTGTTGCATCTGTAGCTGAAGCTATGTTAGCGTCAAATATGTTCGTAGTTGTGTCTCCACCTGTTACGTTAGGTGTAGTTCCTATTGCACATTGACCAATAGTTTGTAAAACGTGCTTATCTTTTTGGAAAGCCAAGGCTCTACCAATTTCACCAGAGTATGCACTTCTTACGTCCCAATGGTTTTTTGCTTCTTCGATATTTGATAAAAATACTGAAGATATTAAAAGGTCATTAATTGTAATAACCTTTTCGTTATGATTAGCAGTTGAGCCTAAAATTTCTGCTCCTGCTGTATGGTATTCTGCGGCAATTCTTCCCATTACTGGAAATGTCGCTGACTTACCACTAGAGATAGAACGAACCATCTCTGCACCTTGTGTCTTTGAAGCTCTGTCGAAAGAAGTTAAAACTTCTCCAGCAAAAACTTTTAGAAACAATGCGTCTTCTGTACCTGTCGAGTTTATCTGTGGTATACTCGCTGGGTTTGCATTTGACATAATAATTCTCCTTTAATTATATCGTTAGTTAATAAAAGCCTTACACTTTCAGCTTCTTAATAAAGATTGTCTTCCCTCGAGAAGGTCAATTTAGTCAACTTATTTGTACTTGGCAGTTGCTACCTGAAAAGGTAACACAACTATCTTTTTTTCTTCTATTATTTTATTTTAAATGTATCTTCCCAAAAATCTTGCCAGAACTTTTGAATTTGTTTTTGATATTTCTTAGCTTGTTCAGGTTGTTCTTTTAAGAATTTTTCAATTTGAACTTTCCACTCTGCGTAAGTTGGAATATCTGTATTAAATTTAAACATATTTTCTCCTTTCTGTATTTATTTTTTATCTTTTTTCTCAGCTTCTTGAGCCTTATCAAGAAGTTCATTTATATTCTTTAACGCTAAAGTAGATACAGTTAATTTATCATATCTATTTTTAATTGTTTCAAGAATATTGTCATGGTCAGGAATACCTACTGGATTTTTTAAGTAAGTATCAACAACCGAAGTATGTTCAGCAATTTCTGCTTCATACTTTTTTTTCAACGCATATAAAAACATATTATAACCTACTGTTTTTCATTTTAGTTTGAACATCTGCACGATAAGCTTCATCTTTTTGATACCTGTCGTCAGACATTGCAGCCGTAACTTCACCCCATGACCTAAATCCAGGTGCATTCGCCCCTGTAGGTTTATCACCAGATTGTAAGTTAGGGTCTATTCCTTCACTATTTTTATAACGAGCATTAAGACCTTGAATTGCTAAACGAGTAGCTTCAATGTCTTTACCGTTAACCGTATTATTATAAGAAGTTTGTTCAGCTTCAGATAAATTATTTCCAGCCCATTCCATCATTGCCTTATAATTTTCAGAACCACCAACTTCTTGTTTTAATGTATTCGAAGTTTGTGTGGCAATTGCTTCTTGTCCTTTAATAAAAGCGTCTACGTAATCTTTTGGAATACCTGCTTTTTCTAAAGATTTATAAGAGTTGTCGGCTAACTGTCCTTCACTATCATATTCCTGTTGTAAAGTTTCTAGATTTAATCCAGCACTTTCAACAGCTTTTTGAGCTTCTTTGTCTATAGATAAGTCGCCTTCTTTTTTATCAGACTGTTCTTCAACTTTAGTTTGTTCTTCAGAACTTTTACTAAGTTTTACTTCTAACTCTCCATAAGCTTTCGCCATTTCTTCAGGCGATTTAAATTTACCAGGAAGCCATTCAGGTCGCTCACCCTTTGGCTCTTCTTTTAATACTGGCTTTGCGTCTTCTTTAGGAGCTTCTGCCCCTGTTTGTCCTTCACTTATTTCTATTTTATCAACCATAAGTTTTTACTCCTTTACTGTGTTGGTTTCGTATAATTGTCAGCAACTTTTGGCGCAACTGCTTGAGCAGTATCAGCCATTTGTTGTTGCTGTTGTTGCATTGCTGCTTGTTCTTGTTCGGCTTGTAATTGTTCAGGAGTCTTTATCAAACCTTCCGTATCAATTCCTTGTGCTGTTGCTAATCTTTGAATCAAATCCATAGGATTTAATAATTGAACAACTTGAGGATTGATTTGAGCAAGTTGTCCTATCTCTGCAACAAACTCTCTAAGTTTCTGTAAATCATTTCCACGTCCCAGGGCTTCTATACCTGTAATAATAGTTGGTCTTACAGAACCTTTAGGTAATTTAGGAATTTCATTTTTACTTCCCATTCTTACCATTAGTAAATTAACAAGAGGTAATTGTAATTCTTGTGACAATAAAGAATAAATACCACCCATTGCTGTTTCTAATTCATTTGCCATGTAACGAATTTCCTGAGCCGTTACACGTTCAGCTTGACGCTGAATAGCTGTGTTTAATAAGAAAGCATAAGCCATTCTTTCTTCTAGTCTTGAGACTGCTTTCTCTACAGTTTGTAAATCATAAAATTTGTTTGCTTGTAAAACTGAAACATCATCATCATTTCCAGTTATAATATCACCATTACGTGCAATTGCTAAATCTCTTTTCTTTGTAGTAGAGTTTGGTTTAACCATAAAAACCATTTTAGAAGAAGCCGCAGCACTTTCTACAAGTGATTGCGATAATCCTTCTAAAGATTTTAAGTCACCAATATATTCTTCAACATAAGAACGTCCATAATCTTCACCGTCAACTCTTACCATTCTTAAAGGTAAGAAAGGTAAACGGTCTGAATTATATATTCCAATTGAAGATGGAATTTTTATTCCTTTAGCTTCTTGACATACATAAAATTTGTCATCTGGTAGTTTATAAATATGAGTATATAAATCGCAATTAGTATTAGACTTAACGTCTTTCTTAGACATTGCATTTATTATTTGTTCTCTAACTTCTTCATCTAAAGATAAAAGAGAAACACTTTCTTTTATAACTATTTCTAAAACATTTCCTTCACCGTCCCTTTTACATACATATTGATTTAAACCATATACTCTCATACTTCCTTCTTTTGGAATATAACAAAGTACATTACCACCAACAATTAAATGTTTGATAGCTTCAAATGCAGGAACACGAATAGCCAAAGCTTCAATTTTAGCCATGACATCACGTTCAATTCCAGCGAATGCTTTTTCTATCGCTGTTTTAAGTTGGGGTTGTAAGTCAACTTGTTGTTTAGCTTTTCCTTGAATTGCTAAACGGAAAAAAGGTTGATTTGGGGGGAGTAATAGTAGGAGTAATTTTGAAGCAAGGTTGTTGACACCTCGACTACCTACTGATTGAAAAGGACTGTAGAAGTCACTTGATTGTGTTTGATAATCTTCTGGTATAAGAGTTGGTATTGTTAATTCAGAGCATTCTCTACTTCTTTTTAAGTAATGATTTCTAATTTCAGATAGAGAATTGTATCGGCTTTCAGCTTTATCGTTTACATCAAAACCCATTATTTCTTTAGCCATCTATTTATTCCTATATTATAGTTGTACCTGAACCAGGAATATTTAGGTCTGTTTGCATAGCTAATGTTCCCTTCTTAGACTTTTTCTTTTTTGCTAATTCTAAAGCGTCTTCTGAAGACAACTCAATTGTTGGGGCTAATTCTTCAGCCACATTCGTTGCTCTAACTGGCACTTTTTCTGCAACTTGAGTAATAGTTTTTCCGCCACCCATACACATATTGGACTCCTTTCATTTAATTAAGTATAACTCGTTATGTTTAAATCGTTTGAAGAAGACTGAGTTACTGACGACTTCTTCGCAACTTTTTTAACAGGTGAAGCTGTATCATCTTGAACAAAAGGGTCTGATAAAGGGTCTTCAATATTCCCTTTAACATACGTTAAATTAGGGTCTGGTCTAACAGCAAATTTTTGTTGCGGCACACTTGTTCCACCTATGCACATACTGTTATCCCCCTAATAAATTATCTTCACTACGTTTTTTAAGTTCGATTAACCAATTAACTACACTTCTTTGACCTGCCTTGAACCAAACTTCACGCTCATTATCTTTCAATGAAGGTGAACGGTCAGGGTAAATCTTATCCAAAACTTTTATAAGTTCATCTACCGTGTATGGTAATTGAATCTCCTCTAAAGGATTTTGATTATTTTCATTTTGTTTCATATCTATTTCCTTCTAATATGGGAACTATTAAGACCATAGTTGCCCTGTTAGGTTTCCTTTTGTATATTCTGTTGCTCTGTTTTCGAAGAAATTAGCGTGTTCTACGCCATTTAACACCCAATCTAACCAAGGTAAGGGGTTAGTTTTAGCTTTAAAATTAGGTTTTAATCCTAATTGCAACAGTCTTCTATCAGCAATGTGTCGAATATATTGTTTGACTTGTTTAGACTCTAAGCCTTCTACGCCACCCATTTCAAAAGCTAAATCTATAAATTTATCTTCTAGGGTAACCATATCTCTACATATTTGATATAAAGTTTTTTTGAATTTATCATTCCATATTTTTTTATTTTCATCAATTAAGGAATGAAATAATTTAATCATACTTTCAACATGATGAGTCTCATCTCTAATAGACCATGTTACTATCTGACACATTCCTTTCATCTTTCCGAATCTTTGAAAATTTAATAGCATGACAAAGGAAGCGAATAGCTGTAAGCCTTCACCAAAAGCAGAAAAACAAGCCATATCTCTAGCCAGTCCTTCTAGTCCTTTACCTTTATCTTTAAATAAATAATTGTGTTTATCTGCCATTTCTTTATATTCTTGAAAGGCTTGATAATTTGTAAGTTCAGGCGTTCCAATAGTATCATTTAATAATGAATAAGCATGAGCATGAATAGCCTCATTAGAAGCAATAGTTGTTAGCATCATTCTTATTTCAGGTGCTTTAAATTTAGGAAGGTAGGTATCTACATACGCTCTAGCGACATCTACATCACCTTGAGTAAAGAATTTTAATATTTGATTAATTAAGTTCTTTTCTTTAGGAGTTAATTTTTCATTCCAGTCTCTAATATCTTCATG